AGGGGCTATCTGACGAACCACAAGGGCGTCTGACGGCGTTCCGTAAGCATAAGCATAGCCTGAACTAGGTGAGGACTCTATGAGTAGGAGCTTTCCGTATCCTGTGGCAAAGTTCCATGGGTGTTTCTCTAAGAATTGTTGAAGCGCTATTTTATAGTGACGACGAACTACCTTGGCCTGGGCTGTGGTTTCCGTGTCGAGATCAATTATGGATTGAGTAGAACCTAAAAAGCCGAGGGCAAGATTTGCTATGTCAGTTTTGTATAGCATGACCTACCTCCGGCTTTATAATTATAAAAGGTCTTTAACTTCTTTTGCTTTTTTAGAATCTTTCGTCTCAGCTCTTACGCTTGGCTTACTAGATTCTTTACCTTTAACCTTAATCTCATTACCTTCAACTGTCTCGTCTAATTCAGTCCAAAGTGGAAGAACGTATTCCCCTCTTCTGTTTCGCTTAACGCGACCTTCGTACTTGAATCTTTGTCCAGCCTCGATAATTCTGTTGTTGTAGTAGCCTTGTGCAATGGCTACTACGTGAACAGGTTTCTCAAGATCAAAAGCATTAATTGTTACTTTGCCCGATTCCATCTAATTAACCTTGGTACGCATGGTCAACAGCAGCAACAACACCTGCAGTAATATTACCGGCAGTAGCGTTAGAACCTGTGACAGTATAACGTAAGCCTAAGTAACGTCCTGTGATCTCATTAGGAAGAAAGTCATAAGAGATTTTCTTTCCTGCAACAAGATCTGCAACAGCAATTACTTGAGAGAAGTGAACTACTGGTGAAGATGAAAGCCCTGCAACTGAATCACTTTCAATCGAAATTGTTAGTGAAGTTAATGTTGCAAAGTCAGCAGTAACCTGAACAAGGAAAGGAACTTTTTGAAGAGTACCTTCTTTTCTTGAAAGGGCTACGCCATCATAAGTTGTGCCTAGTACGCCTAGGTCAATTACGTTCTCAGAGATAGCGGTTGCTGTAACCGCTTGATCGTCTGAGAGTAGTGTATTTTTGTCTAAGATCATTTTCTACTCCTTACCCTTAATTATGAAACTACTGCTTCTGAATCAACTAATGCGTCACACTCTCTAATTGGAATCCCTCTGTAATAAAGAACTTCCTGAGCGTTAGGCCCTGTTTGACTATACTGAAGCTCAAGGTTCTTAGGAACGTTACGAGCTTGAAAGTCAAGAAATTTCATAATAGTTGTGTTGACATAGATGAAGGTTCTACCTTTCATCATACGACGACCGTTATGCTTGTAGTACATATTAGTCATTGACTCAAGAAGGTTAGCACCAGTAGTGGCATCAACAGTCAAGTCACTAACGTCGATGTTAGCTACTCTGGCAACATATCTCCAGTCACGTACTGAAAGACCCATGTGCCATTTAAAATCTTCTCTTTCTACGAAGTAGCTGTTTCCGTCTGCATCAGAAGAAACAACTTTTCCTCTAGGAATTCTTTGAATACCAAGAGTACCTGTCTTTGGGTAGATCAAATGGTTCGCCATGCGATCCCAAGTAACCATCCAGATTGAAGTATTATCTGAACCAGCACCGCCAGCAGAGATAATTTGTCCACCGTTCTCAGCACTAAGGCTGTTAAAACGAGGAGCGAATCCCATCGGCTTTTCTGGATCTGTATCTGTGTCATGGTAGAAGAGAGCAGTTGCAGCTTCTTGAGACATTGCCTCAAGGTGGCAAGCAGCTTCTTGAATCATAACTGATGCTTTGTCTTCTGCTTTTTCGATAGGGTCAAGTAGTCTTTCGTCTACTTCACTAGCAGCTTCTAGGAAACCAGTAGTGTCTGTTACTGACTGACGCTTCCCTTTAGTAGCAGCTACACCTTGGTAGAGCTTACCCCATGTAGGAGTAGGAAGACCTGTAAGTACAGTCGTCTTGTGATGTGTACCCATGTTACACTCAAATGCCGGAGCGTCTTCGAGGATTGGGTTGTACTGCGATAGTAAGTTGATAACATCTGAGGCTTCGCTGTTCTTTGGAAGTTGAGCTAAGTCTAAGAGGTTAAACTGTCCTGATGATAGAGTGGCCATATTTTTTACCGTCCTGTTGTACGTTTACTCTTGGCAATAGATAATATCGTCAGAGATTTAGTCGTTCGTGTCAAGGAATTATTATTTTTTTCCTTCAAATAAATGAGGATACCATTTTTCAGCGAGAGTCTTTTCTGCGCCTGACCCATCTTGCGATGCGCCTTTACCCGTTGTAGGATCATCCATAGCTCCCGCTTCATTTATCTTAATTAAGAATTTAGCTAGTGCCAAGCTGTTTCCGCTTGAGGAGTTTAAGAACTTCTTAAAGTCGTCATCTCCGAATTTATTAACTACCTCACCGATCTTCTTGAAGCTTTCATCTCTTGCTTCGTCAGTTTTAAAAAGCTCAGAGGACATAAGCTCTTCACGATCTTTCTTAATTTTATCTGAAAGCTGTTGCACTACTGCATTAGATGCGTTAGTATGTGTGCCTTCAATTTCTTTAATCAACTCGTCGGCTTGCTTCTTATTCAATCCAAGCTCTCCGATCTTCTCAGCTAACTTCGACTGATGATCTTCAGATAGAGGGGATTCTTCTGAGAACTCAATCTCATATTCTTCCGGTTCCTCTGCAGGAGCCTCCTCTTTCTTCTCTTCTTCCTTGGTTACTTCGCCAAGAAAACCTTCTTCATCAGATGAAGGAGTCGAGGTCTGGTCCGTTGTCGAAGATGTCTCCTCCTTTGGGGAGTCCGAAGGGGTATTCGGGGAGTCCGTTGTCGAGGGTTGGTTCGTCGTTTCCGCTGTCGCTTCTGTCGTCTTCGGTTCTTCTACTGGTGGCATATTGTGTCTCCTGTTCCATAGAAGCATTACGTGCTTCTCGCATCATTTTAAAAACATTTACTTCTTGTTTTTCAGATAGAATACCTAGCAGGTATAATCCGACTTGTCTCTTGCCTGCTTGCTTTGCAGCCGAGTAGGGTTCTTCAAAAGATATGTCCTGATATATCCCACAATAAGTGAGAAGCTTCCATACAAAACGCCGACCGTTATCAGAAGACATAAGCTTCTCTATGTCTAACTGCTCTTGGCGTTTCTTTAAATCTTCTTCAGAATTCTTGTCCATACCCTACTATTGCTGTTGTCCCATTACGTTGTCAAGCATAGATCCTTCTCCGACTTTCGCCTGAGACAGATCTTTCGCCGTCGCCGCTTGTTGCTGTTGTTGCATCATCTGCTGCTGTTGGGCCGCTGCTTGTTGAGCTGCCTGTCGAACAACCTCAAACTCTTTCTTAGTTTTAATAAGATTCGGGTCAAGTCCTACCCAGTCTGAGTAACGACGGACAAGTTCTTCACCGTCCATGAGTTGAATAAGCGAGGGATCACCAAGTGCTTCGGCAGCACTAACCGTAAAGTTCAATGCTCTTTCTGCTGAGTTCATCATAGATGACTTAGCGGCCTGGGCGAGAACTGAAATATATTCAGGCTGAATAGCTTGACCTTCCAAAGATTTTGGTGGAGGTGGAAGCTTACCTAATTGATTAAGCATGATGTATGCGTTCTGAATTAAAGGACCGTTCTGGTCATCGTCTAATTGACCAAGTACCGGAGCGATTGCTTGAAGTTTTTCCGCTGACATTTCTTCGATCTGTCTAGCCGTAACGTGTGATGTAGGCTTATCTTGAGCAAGCATTAAGAATAGATCTCTAAAGAAACAAGCTCCAATCTTTTGTTCATCTTCCATCTGAGAATTAACAAGCTCATTCAAACGAGGGTCAACCTGAAATGCAGGTCTAAAAGTTCCTCTATCGCTATCATCAAAGTAAGTGATTCCACCCGCTAAGATACTAGCTTGATGACGACGAAGCTGTGCAGGACCAATCATCGGCGGCTTAACTAGTTTGGCCAAAGCTTCGAGTCTATATTTTTCTTTTTCTTGTAAACCTTTTACATAACCGAGGGCAAGATCTCCAGGCCCGTCAACTCCATAATCATCTTCCGCCATCACTTCCCATCTAGGAGCAATCACAGGGAAATAATCATATCCTCTTATGCTAAGGAATACTCCAGAATCCGGTCCAGTACCCACTCCGTCGATGCTTCCCATTCGCTGAGCGAATCCAACTGGAGACTGAGGAGGTAGGTTTCCTTGAGTGGACCTGATATATGTATAGGACTGATAGAGTTTATCTCTGGCATATAATGGATTTTGCTTGGGTCTATCATTGGGCAAGATCGTGTTATTAAGTACAACCGTTTCCTCATAGCGCGATTCCTTCCACATACGAGTTATGTAAGGATCCATCTCTGTGAGATCGAGCTTACCGCTTTCATCAATCTTACCGTATTTGTGAACCACTTGTCTGACTGAAAGAGTGAAATCTCTTGAGAAAGAATTTACCTGACCTTTATGATCTGTACCAATAGAGTACGTTCCTACTGCGAAAGGATAGAAATAGAATCCTGTCTTAGGATCCGGTAGCATGGCAAACGCCGAGTTCGAGAACAATCCTATGTCTTTGTAACTAGAAGGCAGAACACGATAAAGATTAGAAACTTCAAAGTACGAATTAATAACTTCTTCACATTCATTAAAATATCTTTTTACTTCAGGCATATTTCTGAGCTTAGTATCGAGGGTAGTAAATCTCCACCACGGTCTAGCTCTTGAAGTGGCTCCGTTCATCATGCCTGAAACAAAAGTTCTTAGGGCCAGGCCAGCTTCATTCTTTAATATCTTTTGATCTTTTCTTTGACCCTGATTTCTTTCTTCCTGGCCATTGCGATAACGGTAAGGAGAAATGAACTCAGCGATTGACTGCCATTTAGGAACGTGTAAGCGCCTAGCTTGGTGCATATCATTACGGATATTGTCAATCTCTGTATATGATTTAAGGGTCATTCTATACCTACTTCTTTACTTTAACTTTACGTTTACTCATTTTCTTTACAGCTTTCGTAACTTCTGGAGTTGTTTCAAATTGGTCTGTACCATTAGGGACACTTCTATCTGAAGCAAGCATTACTGCTTTAGCCGCTGCCATAATTTCCACAGGCGCTCTATACTTATCTTCGTTGAGAGCGCCAAGTACGGAATACTCTGCGCTTCCGATGGAACGCCCTTGCCCCGACTTTGACTTCTTCTTTACTTTAACTTTATGTTTCATTAGAAAGTCCCTGATGCAGAAGGCGTTGAGCCTCCTGAGTTAACCATATTTTGACCTATAAATCCTGATTCACTTAATGTCTGAGTAGCTATGTCTCC